CCTCGGCGAGACAATGAAAGTTGTCGGGCCGGTAGCAGCGGGACTAGGGATTAGCCTGGAAGAAGCGGCAGCGATGACCGGCACGCTGGCGCGCGTGGGTATCCGCGGTAGCGAGGCCGGTACGGCAATGCGTCGCTCCCTCTCCCGCCTGGCCTCCCCTACTACGGCAGCCAAAAAGGCACTCAAAGAGCTGGGAGTGGAAACTGCCGACGCAAGCGGAAAGATGCGACGTCCGTTCGATATTCTTCTCGATCTACAAAAACGTGTTTCCCGCTTTGGCGAGGTGGATCAGGTTTCATTTTTCAAAGATATCGCCGGAGAAGAGGGTTTTACGAGCCTCCAGTCTTTGGTCAACGGCGCAGGTGATGGCTACCTCCAGTCACTCTATGAACAAATTGCAGAAGCACATAAAAATCAGGAGGCCTTCGCCGTCGCCAACAAGAAGAAAGACAACCTGGGCGGCGATTTGAAAGAGCTGGACAGCGCGTGGGAGGCGTTCCGCATTTCTGTGTCTGAGACAGTAGACGGCCCATTGCGCAGGCTGACACAGGGGCTTAGCCGGGTTATTGGCACTATTCAAAGCTGGATAGAAGAAAATCCCAGACTTTCACGAACGTTGTTACTCGCCGGTGGTACTGCACTGGCATTAACCGCAGTAATTGGCGGTATGTCATTAGCTGCTGGTCTGCTGATAGGTCCGCTGGCAAAGCTCAGGCTGGGGTTTGCGCTTCTGTCCGGCGGGAGCGGAATTGGAGGTACGGTATCAGCGTTCCGCATGTTGAGTACTGTGGGCAGCAGCTCACTGGCAAAAATTAGCGGATGGGGTGCTTTACTCAGCGGCCTGGCCAGACGCATCGGCGTATTAACCAGAATGATGGTACCCCTGCGCGGTGCGTTACTTGGCGCCTTTACCTCTCCGGGGACTGCTATCAGCGCCCTGTCAAAAAGCATTGGCGGGCTGGCACTGCGGCTAACCGGGATCCCGGCTCTCTTCGGCATTGTAAAAGGCGGTATTGCGGCACTGGGCGGCGGACTATCAATGCTCTTGAGCCCAATCGGTTTAGTGGGTGCTGCGTTTGTAGCTGCGGGAGTACTACTCTGGAAATACTGGGGACCAATCAAAGCCTTCTTTCGCGGTTTTTTTACAGGCGTCATCCAGGGGTTAGCGCCAGTTCATAACGCATTTTCCCGGCTGGCGCCCGTTTTCGGTGCCATTGGGGATGGCGTTAAAAACGTCTGGAACTGGTTTAAAAAAGTATTAACCCCCGTCGTGGAGAGTCGCGAGGCGCTAAACAAATGCGCCAGCGCCGGGCAGACATTTGGAGAGGTCCTGGGGACCGCACTTAGCGTACTGCTTTGGCCGCTTCAGAAGTTAATGGAAGGCGTCGGCTGGTTACTGGAGAAGCTCGATCTCATCCCCGATGGCATTGAAAGAGCCAGGCTGGAAGCAGCCAGACTCAGGGCTATTCCGGTTATGTGGGAATGGGATGAAAAATCCGGGCGCATGGTTAAAAAAGAGTGGCAATGGTCAACTGAAAAGCCTGCAAGCAAAGGCAGCGCCCCGCCGCCCAATGTGCTCGGGGTTAACTCTGGAACAGAGCGGCGGCTGGGCCAAATCGCGGATAACACGAAAGGCCTTTTAGATGAGGAAAAACGCAAACGTATCGGGCCGGGTGACATTGTATTTAAAAATCTCCCTCCAGCCTTTGCAGTGCGTGGTGAATGGCAGGAGTCGAGACTTGTCCGCCAACCTGTCAGCGCTCGCTCGGTTATTGCTGCTGGCGAGCCATTAATAAAACGGACGCAGGCATTGCAACCGGTACGCCGAAATCAAAGCGCCCAAACGGCAGCTGCGGCTTCAGGTGATAGTTTTTACGGTGATATTCATGTTCATCTGCATGGCATTCAGAGCAGCAATCCTCGCGAGCTGGCGCGATTAGTTGGCGAAGCGGTCCGCGCAGAAATTGATAAACAGCAACGCGCTGCCCGGGGTTCGTTCCGTGATAACGATTAATTTGGAGTAATAACTATGATGATGGTATTCGGGCTCTTTGTATTTGAACTCAGGACACTGCCCTATCAGCAATTGCAGCTGTCCCGTAACTGGCGGCACGTTAAAAATGATCGTGTGGGTCGTAGCGCAAAATGGCAATACGTTGGCGCAGGCGAGAACCAGCTGACGCTGGGTGGATTGCTTTATCCTGAAATCACTGGTGGCAACCTGTCTTTGGGTGCCGTCTCGACAATGGCTTACACCGGGCTTGCCTGGCCGCTAATTGATGGGGTTGGCTCGATTTACGGGATGTATGTCATCACGGGTTTACAGGAGACGCATCAGGAGTTTGACCGCTACGGCAAAGCGAAAAGAATTGAGTTCACGCTTTCGTTGCAGAGGGTTGATGAGGATATCAGGGAGCGGCTGCAAAGTTCCTCTGTCAGCGAGTTAATGGCAACCTTAAAGGATGGGATTGAAACTACTTTAAATACAGCCCAAGAATCACTTGGCAGCATAACATCTTGAGCTGTAACACAGTCATGATATATGAGTTCAGATTTAACCTTGCACATCCCTTGAGGAGAGTCAAAATTCATCTAACAGCCAACTTTATGCCAAAAACGGACATAGCAAACATATTTCTGAAGGTCCCCGTTATCATTGAGCCCCTCGAACTCACTAGTAGTGTTACATCCAGTTCTTGAAAACAGCCAGCTTCATATTGATAGTCTTAATTTACTTCTCATCAGCTGTTTTATTTTCCTGTTCTTAACAATCTTCAGATCCCCACGAAAAACTCATCGGCATTTGCCAAACACTGATACATGACTCTTTTCCAGTGATTGGGGAAATTATTTAAATCTATAACAGGTTGCAGATATGCTTCAATAAATGACGACTGTATCTGCTGAGACGTAGCGGCTGGATTGAATTGCCTTATAACGTGTGCAAACGAGTTTCTCTGAGTGATAATTTCACTCAAGTGCTTTCCTGCTTCCAAACGATATCTGTTAGCAATATTTAAAAATGTGAAATGATGAAGAGCTCTAAGTTTATCTTTCTGCCGCCAAATCATCGGACATTCAACATAATAACTTATTGCATCCGCAGCACCGGGTACGAAATTTGCAAAAACCCACTGCTCACGATAAAAAATATCCTTATCTATATATGGGTGAATCGCCTGATGTTCCTCATTCGTTGCGAAAACCTCACCTTTCTCCCCCATGTTGCAGTCACGACATGAAGGTACAAGATTAATAGGCATTACTGAAAACTCAGGATAATGCGCAATTGGAAGAAAATGATCTATGTTTTTCGTCTGCCCTATATCCCCACAAAATGGACACTTTTCACCTGATGAAACCAGCATTTCATCATAATATTCTCTAGCCGGTTTATTTTTATCTCGAAGATTATTCTCATAAAGGTTTTCTAATTTAGCTTTAGTAAGCGTACCAACAACCTCCGTTGTATTTGTCAGAGGAATCTTTCTAGCGTACGTAAATAGCTGACCTGCTGCACTTAATTCGGTATATCTCTGTTCATTTTGTAAAAAAATAGGAAGGTGTTCAATAAAATTGTTTCGAACATTTATCTGCTTCATACCTTCCGAACACTTATTAAGCATTTCGGTATAAGACCTTACTGGAAGAGATAACCTTTTCATTATCTTTGTCCTTCATCTCTATTCATAATCATTGCTTTTAAAACAGTTCGTCCTTCTAACCCTATCTGTCCTTTATAGTTTTCAATGATAGTGTTATAAGAAAGTCCTAAGTTAACTGACTGTGATAACAAATGATGGTATCCCGAGTTTGTTACTTCAAGTAAAAACACTTCACGGGTTAAAACCCCCAAATTCTCGCCAAATGTTTCTATATCTGGACGGATTATATTCATCGCTTTTCTTGAGCGTAAAACTTTCCACACACAGGATTTGGGAACTTCTTGAAGTACTACTGGGGAATGAGTAGCAATTATTGCAACACCATTACGCGCATCAAGTAAATCACTTAATGTTCGTAAAAAAGCAGAGAGTAAAGGCGGATGCAGATGAACCTCAGGTTCATCAAATAAAACCAATGACTTCTCACCAACCGTATCAACTAGCCTTGTGATAGTGAATAAAACAATCGCATGTCCGGAACTCATTCGTAAAAGATAATTTTCGATACTCTTATAAAGTAAATCGGCAAATTGGTTATTATCGACCTGTATCTGACTTTGTTTACGCCTTAACTCTTCATATTTAGAGATGAGACCGATAAGTTCCATATTGGAAAAATTCTCATCACTGCTGAGCTTTTTAATAGCTGAAACCCAAAGTTGTCTTTTTCTATCTGCTCTCATACAACCAATGAATGCTAATACAAATTCGAGGCGAAGATCATCTAGAGATTTCAAACCATTGCTAACAGCATCCTTGAGTCCGATGTAAAAATATTGAGTGCCTTTTGCGGGATCTGGTTGTTCTTTAGGGGGGGTGAAAGGGTCAAATGCGCTAAAGGAAACTGAAATAAGTGAACGGAAATATCCTTTTGGAATGCGTGATTCGGAAAATTTTTTATTTTCGCAGAAAAAATACTCATTACTCTCTGGATTAGTAATTGCATCTATCATTCCGTTCAAAATACTTGTTTTGCCACATCCGTTCCTTCCGATAAGAGCATGAATATTAGTGCTTGGCATAGAGTCCACTTTAACTATAAAAGGTATAGTTAAATCACTAAATCCCGAGGCATTTTTCCTGTTAAATAAAAAATGAAAGTCCGACAATTCCGGCAAACCATTTAACACACGTAAGAACTGCCCATGAATCTCAGAAAGAGTAACACTTCTAAGTAACGAACTATTAAGAACGCTTTCATTTTCAATATCGGACAATCGATTTGGCTGCACTACTAAATCCTGTAGTGCATTAAGAAGCTTATATTTAAATTTATCACTTAATTTACCAATATTAATATAGTAATCAATGCCGTCACCTAAAGAAAAGAACATTTCAGGTAGTTTATTGAAAATTTTATCTATGCGAGAGTAAGTGGTTATTTCTTCCTTTTGCCCCAAAAAACCAATTTTTACATTACCAACCTCAACTCGCTTTCCATGCTCGTCAAAAACAATAAGATAAAACATTGTCACAAAGGAGTAATCATTCCAATTATCTGCACGCAGGAAGGCTTTATTTTTGTCCAGTGCGGGTATATGGCCATTTCTTTCAATAACTCTAATCTCTAACATACACCAACCTTTTATTTACATAGAAGAAAAGAAAAAGTTTCTTTGCGGTAATTTTAGTTCTTACGCTTAGCTTAGCTTTATTTCAATTGGTTTTCCATTTATATTTTTCAGTGTCTAGCTAAGCAGTTCACCGTCTAAGAGACGTTGAACATGAATTCTCCGATTGCTTTGGTGGTAATCCACTGGTTTATTCATACGGCCTTGGTGCGCTAAAATACACAACTGAGTAATCTGTAAATACATGGGCTGTGTTTATGAATCGATACCGATAAACACGGTCATTACTGACCGTGTTTTTTATGCCGTGCGCTTCCACATAGCCATTGATACATACTCGTTGGTTACATCTATCGCTTTGTTTGTGGACGTTTTCAGGCCTGATGCATCAATATAAGTTCCATCAGTCAGCGCAAGTGGGCCGCTTTTTTGGTTATCTGTTCCGTGGGTAGTGTTCGGATCCCACGTGGCTCCTGGAGACCTGTCCCCCGAACGGTGCCAGTGCGGTGGCAGATTATCAGCCTCAATTTTCACATTATTGCTGCCGCCGGTCGCGCCGTATTGAGAACCGATCCGCACAACCCTGTCAGCAAAGGTTTCGCTTAAATCCGTCCAAGTCTGCCAGGGAAACCGCTCCGCTGGGCTTTGCTCGCCTGCGACAACGATTCCAACGTAAAAAATGGCGTCAACAATTGCCTTATAGGCCGTTCCGTCGCTGTTAAGGCCCAGTGCCTTCAGGGCTTCGGATGTATCGCTCAGATCGGAAAGATTATTTTCTTTCTGAAGTGCACCGGTGATCCGCGAGTCATCCCCCGCCGCCACCGTTCCCGCCTCGGTGCCAACGTCCCGGGTGGCTGAGTTCCCCAGTTCCAGATTATCCCGGGCCTCTTCGGTATCGTTTAAATCAGCAAGATTTTGTGCTCGCTGCAGATAACGTTTATCGCCCGTTTCCTGCGTGAGTGTGGCAAGCGCCGGATCGATAACAAGCTGCACGTTTGAGCTGTGCGTCAGCGTCAACACCAGCGTCAGAATGATTTCTTTGATGATGGAATCTGATTGCGCCGGGAGGTATGTCGCCGGGTATGCGCCGTAAGCGATGAGCGTACCCTTAGCGCTAACCAGTGCCGCCTCTCTGAGTGTCTTACCCGGATAATCCCGGCAGTTGATAACAATCTGACCGCTGATAAACCCCTCATAGCTTGAATCAGAGTCAAAGGTTTCACGGCCAAACTGACCAAAAAGCGCCGTCACCGCCGCCAGGTCATCGGGATCGCTCGGCAATGTCACGCCGCCACCATCGCCGATCAGTACGGCGGTAATATCCACAACCTCCCCCGCCTGATACGCGGCCTCGATTTCAGCGGCGCCCGCCGTCGTTAGTGTCAGTCCTGTTGCCATAGTGTTTCCTCTGCTTCAATGCCATACACGCTGGCAAGACGATCATAAAAATCATCACTGACAGTTTTGCTGTCAGCATCAATATCGCTTTCACCGGGATGAATAACTCCCGCAGCCTGGAGCATTTGCAGGTATTCAAGGAAAAATTCATCGGTCTGGCAAAATCCGATCAGGCTTTTAATTTGATTGAATGTTTTCATAACTTATTCGTTATCCAGTTACCGGGTAAATCTGCGAAATCGTCCAGGCTGGTACAGTTGTAGAACGCGTAATAATGCGCCGTGACGTTTGGCACCTTGCCCATAAATACCAGGCCCTTACCCGTGAGGGCAGAGCATCCCCTGAATGTGGCCGTCGTGGTGACAATCGTCGAATAACTGTCGAGATTGAATATCGTGCTAACGTTAGTTCTCAGTTGCACGCAGCCGTCAAACAGGTAGCCGATTGTCGTCGCCGGTAAGTTATTCAGCAGACCTGCCCCGACCTCTTCCAGTGCGACGCACTCGGCAAACACATTGGTAAAAGTCGTGGCGTTGATACTTGCGACAAAAAGACCGGCAGGCACTGAACGCAGGTTTTTACATCCCCT